GTCCACCGTAGGGCCCCGGGGCCACCTCCGGGGGAGAGGACCCACGGCCATTGCTCCCCTCATCCAGTCCAGTCCCCTGTTATCCCCTCGCGATCCCCCTGTAATCCCCCTCAAAGCGCCTACAATGCCCTATACGACCCTATCCCCTCGCTAGTCGATACATTACACTGTCAATTACCCCATGCTCCCTTAGTCCATTGTGGGGTGCGAGGTGGAGGGGGTGCGAGGTGCGCCACCCTCAAAAATAATTTTGAAATAATCCCCAATACCCCTTGACAAACAAAAACAATTGCGTTATAATCAGGTTATCAGTTGAAACCACTCCCACAAACCAACGGAGAATAAACCCATGAGCAACAGCAACTACTCAGATCTGAACTACTCCGGGTATCACCAATTCCATGACATAGACGATCCAGAATCGGAGCCATGCGGATCGTTTGAAGTGTTCATTGTGCCGAATCCCAATTGGGCAATGGATCAGGATACGGAATATGATCCGGGTTATTACTGGTGGGCCTGCTCCCCCGGCTGTCTTCCCGACGGCGATCCAATCGGCCCCTTTGACACTAGCGCAGAAGCCTACCATGATGCGCAGGGGTTTTGATCATGAAAATTAAAAAAGAACATATGGCACATATGGATCGCGAGATCAAGAAAGTACTTGATTCTGATTCTGCATTGCTTAGCGACTACTCCACCGGAAATTTCCCAAGATCGGAATTGGTAAAAGATTTACAGCGTCGTTTCTGTTTCGATCTGTTTCACATGGCGCGTTTGTCACATTGGGCGATGGACAATATTTACACGTATGCAAACGACGACCACTTATACACTGCGCTAAAATCAATATGCCCCAAAGTCGAAAGGCGGTACTAAAAATGTCCAATGACAACAAATCCTACAATGGTTGGTCGAATTACGAAACATGGAATTGCGCATTGTGGCTCAATAATGATGGATCGATGGAATACTTGATCGAACGCGCCACAGAATTGCGCGATGCGGATCCTGATTCTGCCACGTACAATCTTGCGCAAGAGATTGAGTCAATGATCGACGAAAACAATCCGATTGGCGATCAGTCTTCCATGTTTTCCGATATGCTTAGTGCCGCATTGCGGGAAGTGGACTATGACGAGATTGCGGAGCATATCATTTCCGATCTCGATCTCCCAGAAGAAGAAGAAGAAGAAGAAGAAGAAGAAGACTAGCACGGCACTCTACACCCTGGTCACAGGGTATAGACTAGCGTGCTATTAGTGCGCATCCTTCACACAACCCACAAGGATCGATAAAATGACAAGAGATCAAGCAATACCATATATAGGTTACGTGTGTGATAACGCGTTGAATGGCTGGCGCATTGGCGAAAACCGTTTTTCTGTAGTTCGCCCTAATTCTGTCTTGATCGGCTGGCAGTGTGTATTTGAACCAATGTTTGTTTCAGTTCACTCTTATCTTTCCGATACCGATGGAAATGTGGACACAATAGATCCAGTTGAGGCAGAAGAGATCGCAACTGATTATCTTGATGAAATTGGATGGTTCGCCAATGATCCAGTTGGGGCGGATTATGTAATTGTGTCAACGGGAGGAAACTAACAATGACCCAAGATCAAATCAATTCCCGCTCCCCCCGTGACTACGATCTACAGTTGCGCAGACACTTGATCGCAAGCCTCCGTCTTGTGGAGTCTCGTCTTGATATGGCGTCAAGTCTTAAGCCGGAAATAGGGAAGGTGAAACAATGAAAGATAAACGAATAGTCCAGCGCAACAAGTACGGGTTTATGCGAGTTGAATTGATCCACAATGGACTAGGACAAATCCGAGCGCAATCCAAGTTTCTTGATGGATCGGCATGGATCAACGAACAAGACTCGCCATTTTCCAGACGTGAATTAATTCGTGGTCATGCGTTTGCATCCCCCGATCAACTGTATTGCTGGCAGCAAGAAATAGACGCGCAAAACGTGCTAAGGGGAATATTATGATCGATCCTAGCCGTCTCTACTGTTACACGTCCAGCATGTATTGTGTCCAGATGCAATTACCAGGCGAGTGCATAATCGATTGCTCCCATGCTGGACAATGCGATCAAGATGTAGCTTATTGGATCGGCAAATTGGACTTGTCCGATCTTGATCCAGAAAAGATCAAGCTCGAATTGCGCGAGTATGGCGCATGGGATCGGGATGAGCTATCCGATCATGATGCCAACCTCGCCCGTATTGTCTGGCTTGCAGCGGCGGATTTGCAGGAAACCATAGCACAGGGAGAATACAATGACTAAGAACAAACACAATATCGGGCACGATCCGATTACAGGCAAGTGGTATGATGCCTACGGAAAAATTGTACCCTGCTTTACCTCCGATGGTTTACCATTTTCGATTGAGATAGAGCTTGGAGAATTAATTCCTGAGCTTGCCTGTATTGAGAGTGTAGGATCGGAAAACATTTATTTCCGTGGAGTATCGGGGCTAACTTACTTTTGCAAGTGCCTATAATCTAATCCCTACAATCTAATCCCCCACTGCATTGCACACGGGACCTATCACACGATAGGTCCCGTTTTTTGTTTGTCCAGTCCATTACCAGGTTAGCCCATGCTCCATTGTCCAGATACCCGATCCCATGCCGATAACGTGCTACAGGCCATTGTGGCGCGCCCATGGGGCATTGTCTGGACTGCTAGCCCATGCGGGATTGTAGTCCCGGTATACAAAACGCTCTACAATCGCCCCTACGCCACGATCTACCATGCCCCCCTTGTCTGTATACCCCATGATCGGATTGATAGCCGTATAAGTCAATGCAGGCCCATTGTAGGGCACGTTTTGAGGGTAGCAACCCATTGCTTTGACAGTCGCGCCACCTTTGAGAATCCAGAATCAATTTCGGCCACTCAGGCGGGCGCGGGTGCGGGCGCGCCTGCGCACATGTAGAAGTTAAAAATAGCCTGTTAAAATTTTCGAGATCTTGCACGGCCAGCCGAAAATGAGAGGGGGGTGCCTTCCAGAAATCGTCTTTTCCAGAAGGCACCCCGCACATGCTGCAATCTACTTCTCAGCGGCCTCGACTTCACCCTGCGCGATAATCAGTTGATCGATGTACCATCGCGCCTTCTCAAGATCCTTCATGGCCGATCCCTTGTATGGATACCGGCTGACGTACTTGATTATGTTCAGGATGCACGCGCCGCGGTATTCGTTCTGGCCCATCGCCTTCACATACTCCATCGGCGTGATTCCGTTGACCGTGTAGTGGTCGCTATCCGGCCCTGGACTCCCAGTTTTCTCCGGCGAAATGTTGGGCGGTTTTATCCATGACGTATCACACTTCGGCGGCTTCACTTCCGGCATCGGTATCTTGTGGTCGGTGTTGGGAAGATAGACCGCCTCATACTTTTCCAAACATCCCTTGCACAAGGATCGCTGGTTGTCATCGAAGTAGAGATCCAGTACATGCCAATACTTTCCACACTCGGCGCATGCGTATCTGTCGCTGCTCATACCATCCCCCTCGCTTCCATCTCCTGCATCCAGCGAATGCAGGCATTGGCCCCATCGGCAAACTCAGCGTAGATTCCCGCGGTATCCCTCGCGTGTATCGCCAGCCTGATCTCGTGAACCTCTCCGTCGAGTACGCCCATTGCCTCCCAATGCGATGACATAGGGCCGTTCTTGATTGTCGAGGCTATCAGTCTTGCCTCAAGCTCGTCGATGGTCCTAGCGGTCAACGTAGGCGCATCCTGGGCCATTCTGGCGGATGCAATAGCCTCCTCCACCATAGGGCCATAGCCCACCAGCCTTATCAATTCATCTCTCGTCATTGCTTATCGTCCTTCGTGTTGTTTGGTTCAGTATCGCGCAGGCTTTCGGCTTTGACGCGGGCGAGTTCGGCGCGAAGGGTGTCGCGTTCTTCACGCATCTGGATTTGCGCCTGTTCCCTGCGGCTTATCGTCTCTGCTCTGCGCTCACACAGCGCCTCCAGTTCCGCGATGCGCTGTTCGTAGTAATCAATCATATATCCACACCTCCACGTCGCAGTCGAGTCCGCCCAGATGCTTCTCATACAGCGGCCACACGTCGGACCAGTCGAGTCCGCCGCAGCCGCAGCCGAGTTGCGGGATGGCGATGGAGCGAGCGGCGGTCGGCTCCAGATATTTCATGTCGCTAACGATGTTTTCAAGCGCACTATCCACCCATTCGATTCTGGACGGGTCGCGCCAGTGCTTTTTGGTTGCGGCGAAAATTACTCCCGCTGCGAGATAGGTGCCGCCGGGACGGAACATGTCACTACGGCACAGCCCGAAATAGCGGTCGCACTGATACGGAAAGTGCCGCTTGAACTCCAGCGCCAGCCCTTTGCCCATGACGCCGACGCAGTTCACCGGGCACACGAGCACTTGGGCTTTGCTGTCGAAGATGCTGCCGTGTTTAGTGGTGATTGGCATGACGTTTCCTTTCGACTTCGCGGCCCCACATGAATCCGATTATTACTCCAGTGATATATGCAATGTTGATGAAGATGAGCCCATGAACAACGAGACTGCTCATCCCACGTCCTCCAGTCGCACGAGGCTGATGGGCTGGACGAAAATATCGTCATTGAGTTCAGCATAGGTACCATCAAGCCGTACCCAGTCCCACAGGTGCGGCTCACTCACAAATACCTCTCCACCGCACATGATGAATGTGTGATTATTACGCGCATCGTCAGCAGCGCACGCATCCCCGTCCGGCACCGACACCAGCACACCGGCGGCGATCAGGTCGGCGCGGGAGTAGTACTGACCATTGGCGCACTCTTGCATTTCCGGCATGTACGAGCCGCCCCCAAGCGGGGCGCAAATTGGGTTGTATCGCTTAATTTCCATCTTCTGTCTCCCATCGTTCGAGGCGGACGAGTTGGCCGTCATCGCTATCGTACCGCTCGTATATTGTTGTTGGCCCACCAATGAAAGCCGCCATCGCTACTTCCCATCGGCCCAGTTCGTGCTCCTCAGTCACCACCACCCGCAGGCTCTCGGCCTTGACGCGGGCGAGTTCGGCGGTGAGTTCCGCGATCCTGGCCTCGTAGGCGTCGCAGTCGGTGTTGTGCCAACCCACTAGTTCGCGTGGACTGCCGGACGTAAGCCGGAAATTACCAACGGCGATGTCGCCCCTGTCTACACTCCAGCGTTCACCCATTGTCCCGGCCCTCCGCGATGGCGATGGCTTGCGGGTAAAACTCCCGTAGCGCGTACTCTACGTGCAGGTCTTCTGCGTACATCTTTTGCAGTTTCTCGTCCGGTGCTGGCTTCAACATCTCCACTATCGCCTCGCGCCGCCGCTTCCACTCGTCGCGCTCGGCTTCGAGGGCGGCGTAGTCGGTGGCCCGCTTGCGAGCAGCATCGTTCAGCTTGTCGCAGCACCCATCACAGATATAGGTTGCCGTTTTGTCGCGTCCGCAGTTCTGGCACGTCGGGGTTGCCATGTTAGTATTCGTGCTCATTTATCATTCTCCTCTGGGTTCAGGATGGCGCGGATTTCGCAGAGCATTAAGGAGCTTGTGTCCAGATTGCCACCACAGCAGAGACATTCATTGTCCTGCCATTCTGTTTGGTAGCTATCGCACTTATGGCAGAATGGCAACGGCTTACTGCTGCCGAATACACCCATCACCTCCGCCTCTCGCGCCAGCAGTGTTTCGATGGCGGAAGTGAGTCGCATCGTCATCTTGAAGTCATACATGGGTAGCGACTTGATGTGCTCTTCGCAGTACGCAATGTCAGCTTTCGCCTCTTCCACCAGCGACCGTATCTCACTGTTCTTCATTCTGTGTCTCCGGCCCAGAGTCGGGCGGTTGCATGGGCGAGTTCGTGTATCCATGTTTATCTGCTACGTGTTGAGCCATGCCGCGCTCGCAGATGTAGCGGTCGCAGTGCGGGCATTTGATTTTGGCGCTTGCAGTATCTCCTTTTGCCCAGCGACGCAAGGCCAGAATTACATTACTGCTCATAGATCCACACCTCCACGTCGCAGTTGAGTCCGCCCAAGTGCTTCTCATACAGCGGCCACACGTCGGACCAGTCGAGTCCGCCGCAGCCGCAGCCGAGTTGCGGGATGGCGATGGATGCAGGCGGCGCGTTAGCGATTGATGCGAGACACGCATCTACCCATTCAATGCGGGCGGGATCGCGCCAGTGGTTCTTTGTAAACGCGAACCATACTTTTCCCGCGTCCAAAACATCACCAGCAGACACGCCTATCTTGCACGCGCAAAAGTAATCGTGGCATGCGTGTGGCTTCCGCCGCTTGAACTCCAGCGCCAGCCCTTTGCCTATTACGCCGACGCAGTTGACCGGGCAGACGAGGACGGCGGCGGTGCTGTCGAATATCGAGCCGTGTTTAATCGTGATCATCGTTTCCCTTTCTTCGCGCCGCGTCGTGGCAGCGGCGTTGCTTGCTGTTTGTTTCGCTGCGTGTGGACCGCGCAGGCGAGCCGGTTGTTGTGCTGTATGTCCGCGTAGAGGCGGCGGAGGAAGGCGTAAAGGGCGGTCATGGGCGCTGCTCCTCGAAGATTATCTTCCACGTCTTACCGCTGGATTTGTCACTAATGATTATTTCGTAGCCGCCCCACATGTCGATAGCTGCGCGTACAAACTCTTGGGTCTTGTCTTCCCAATCCAGAAACTCCGTGCCTTTTTTGTTGATTCTTCCTACTTGTATCTGCCCGGAAAGTGACGATAGTTGCAATCCGTATTTCATCTCGGCGCTCCTGCCCCGTCTTCCGGCGCTCCAGTTCCCTGTAATGCTAGGTTTCGATCCATCGCGTCCATGATTTGTGTAGGAGTGGCGAGCTTCATGGCTGCTGCAATGATGAGGTCCAGCACTGCCTGGTTTGCTACAGGCGCGGCCACAACAGGCGCAGAGCCGTCCGGCAGCACGAACTCGGTGCCAGTCCACAGTTCCGGCCTGAGTCGCAGGTACGCCCACCTGAGCGGCACGCGGCACTGTGTTCCGTTGGTGTACCTGAACAGCCCGTCCCAGTAGTAGCCGAACTGCTGGTTTGTGCCGCCGTAGTCCAATACCATCTTCCAGCGGCGCGTGGCGAGCGAGTCGGGCCGCTCTGGCGCGTCGGTGCGCCATTCCTCGGCGGCGAAGTCGCGGTGCTGTGTGAAATTTCCTTGCGGGTGTAGTGTGGCACCAAGGGCGAGGCGTTCAATCATTGGGTGTCCTTTATGATCGCGTCGATAGCCATCGTGATGCGAGCGCGGGTTGTTGGGCTGCTTTTGAGTGCGTTGACTTGCTTTTCAAGCTCTCCACCGATACGCTGCACCAATGTACGGGCCAGTTGCGTGCGAGTGGATGCCATTATTTCGGCCTTGAATTCGTCATCGTTCACGCATGTGCCAATGGCATCATCAATGATCGCGTTAATCTTTGTCTCGTGCTTTGCTACGCACGACCGTATGGCTGGCTCAAGCGGGCTGTTGTATCCTTCAATTTTGCTCTTGATGGCGTTGCATATGCCCTCTTGTATCGCGTCTAGAATCAGCTTGTCTGCGTCAATGTTCATTGGGTGTCTCCGGTGTCGGGTAGAGGATGGATTGCAGGTCATAGGCGAATGCCACCAATTTTTCACATTGGCACTTCGGGCATCGCTTGTTGTAGCTGCGTCGAACGTCTCCACCAACCACGAACGCCTCGCATTCGTAGCAGTAGCAGAGCGCACCTTCAGGCACCGCCGCCCTCAGCCTGTCCAGCGTGGCGTTGGCGGCGGCGAGTTCGCAGCGTGCCTCGTCTCCGTAGTGCGCTTCATGGGTGCTGCCCGTTTTCCAGTCTTCCACCTGCTTCCGCAACTCCGCGTTCTCGGCGGCGAGGCGGTCGCGCTCGGCTGTAAATGCGTTTGTGTAGCAAGAGCAGAAAATAACTCGCGTTGGCCAATCTGCTGTAAATCCGGCTTGTTCTCCACATGTTTTGCATGTGAACATCACTTCTTTCCTCCCCGCGATTTCGAGGGCGCGGTTGTATAGACGCTGCTTGATTCCATACCTGTCACACGCCGCGTTAGAAAATTCGCGCAGTCGGTCATCTTCGTCTGTTGGTTTGATAACCTCCAGCAGCTTCGTTATCACCGCGTCTCTGGCGTCCACTTCGTCGGCCAGCGTGCGGGCGAGCGGACGCACGGCGTACCAGTTCCCATCGTAGTCTGAGTTTGCGAAGTCAATGTCGGCAAGCTGCTTTTCCACTTCCTCGCGTCTGCTCATTTCGCGATCCTCGCGGCTGCTACCATCACGGCAAGCGCCTTGTAAATTCTCTGTCTCATCACGCGGTAGTACAGCAATGTCAGTTGCAAGTCGATGCGTCTCATTTTGCGATCTCCTGTTCAAGTTCGGCCATCATGGCGGGCCACTGGCGGACGGTTTCGAGGGCGTAGCCGTGCGCCTCTTTCACAAGTCCGGTAATGTTGATATTGCTCTCCATGCCAACGCGAGGCATCCCACCCAGCGCGGCGAAGTAGGCACGCTCGTAGACGGCGCGGAGTTCGGTGGCGCGGCGCAATCTACAATCGTCGCAGTTGCATTTCGTTTTATGTGGGTCTGGCCTCAGCATCGCCAGCAGCTTCGTGACTATCTCGCGCTCGGCGTCCACTTCGTCGGCCAGTAGGAGGCATTCATCACGTGCCCAAATAAAGCACAGAACGTCGTCCGCTCCTGGATTTATCTGCGCTATTCTCGCTTCCACTTCATCGCGGCGGGTCATGTCAGCTTAACCTCCAAATAGCTTTCTTGGTCATCCACTTCTACGATCCGCATGGCAATCTTTCCTTGTTCCTGTAGTCTGTTCAGAAGATCCAAGCGCCTACCGACAGCGCGCTTGTCCGTGAAGTGGACCGGGCCTTCTTTAAGATCGGAGAGTAGCATCTGCTCGAATTTCATTTCCTTCTCCTTCGGCGCGGGTGCGCATGTCTTGTCACATTGGCTGTAATAACTGTTGCAGTTGATTTCCCCGCAGAATCCATCGTCGAACACGCGAGATCCGCAATTGATGCAGCGATTCAGGTTCATCACTCGCCCTCCAGCGCGGCGCGGGCTTTTACAGACTCCAGCGCGGCAAGTATTTTATCGTTCATAGCAATTTGCTCTTCTTGCATTGCACTGAATCTGTCTTTCAATCGCGCACACTCCTTGCACTCGTAGACGGGCCGGATGCGGGAGCGGAAGAGGTCGAGGATTTGCGGAGCCATGACCTGAGCGCCAAAGAATCCCCACATCTTGGCGGCAAGCTCATCCGCCGTCACATCCAACTCGACACCCACCGGCGCAGACTCAGGCAGTAGTGGCAGGAGCCAGTCGCTGTATTCTTGCCCACTGTCCCATAGATCCTGGCATTCCTTCCATTTTTCCTCCGCTTGAGCCCGCGTCGGGCCAAGCCACACCGGCACACGCCCGATGTGCTCGAATGCGGCGCGGGCACAGGCGCTGTAGAATTCAGGCGCTGAATCGGCTGGCTTGACGAGTCCGTGATACTCCCAGTGGGCATCCCGCAGCACCCTTGCCAGCACCTCCACCTGGTCGGGCGTCGGGATGGGAGTGGGTAGTACGGGCGTTTTGGTGATGGGGTACTCGCCGTCCCAGCCGCAATGAGGGCAAGTCACGGCCTCGCTTGGGATAGGCTTTGCGCAGTACAGACACCCGCCGCCCCTGTCAGTCCGTAGCTTCGGTTTCTCCCCCGCCACGCTCAGCGCACCCGTTAGCACGTCGATGACCGGCGCACTCAACCCAACCGGACACCCATGCGCAGCGGCGTAGGAGGCGAGCCACTGCGCTGCACGAGCGGCGTCCTCAGCGGTATACGCAATAGAACTTCGGTATCCGTTTGGATCGAACTGCCAGATACCGAAATCGTAAGCGTGTCCCCTGAATTCAGTTCGGAATTCATTGTCCGTCATCAACTCCAGCGGCGTCTTCCATGCGTCCGGGTCAACCGGCTGTTGCAGGGCGGCGAGTTCGGTTTTGAGTCTATTCACTTCACCTTGACACCTCTCCCATTCCTTGATTGCGCCGTTCCATCCAGCGTCTTTATGATCCCGCTCTGCCTTCACGGCGGCGAGTTCGGATTCGAGTGCCGCAACCTCAGACATAAGGGGGGAGATTTCGCCGTCGATATGCCTCAATTGTCCGGCCTGTATATCGTTCCTCGCCTTAAGCCCATCCCGCTCCGCCTTAACTGCCTCCACTTCGGCGCGAGCCTTATCCCGCTCCGCCGTTACGGACACAAATTCGCTCTCCATCGTCATGCGCTCCACTGCGTCACGCTCCCGCGCCTCGTGCAGTTGCCGCAGCGTCATGCGCTGGTTCTCGATCTTCGCCCGCAGCCCCGCCACGTCGCGCGGCACGTGGCCTGTCGGCTCCATTTCCGCCTCCAACTCCGCAACCCGCGCTTGGGATGCCGCGAGTTCGGCGCGAGTCCGCTCGTAGTCACCATTGACGCGCCGCAGCGCTTCGTCGCTCTGCTTTATCTCAGCCAGCAGCGGAGCCTCAACGCGGGCGCGGACGGCGGCGGCAGCGGCCTGCGGCGATATGCGCGCCATCCACAGCTTCGCCAACTCATCGTCGCTCGCCCGTTCGGCGGATACCGGCACAGCGCACGGCGTCTGCTTCTCCACAATCTTCCGAATCGTGGTCATCGCAGCGATGTACTTGTTTTCGGCCCACGGCTTAGCGGCGTCGTTGTCGCTGTATTTGGTCATCTTGTAGAAAAGCTCGCTCAGGTCGAGGTCGCTTCGTGGCTCAGTCGGAAACGCCACATCCTCCGGCGCGTACTGAGGCACAGCGCACGGCTCCAGCCCACCAGCAGCGAGCGCGGCGCGGATCATAACAAAGCGAGACTCCCGCATTTGCTCGCCCTCATCTTCCCATTGCCTCCAGTGCTGGCTGCGAGGAATATCTGTCTTTGGATAGTCTTTTGAAATCCAATATTGGGAATAAGCGTTATGTGCCGCCTCTGCCATCTTCTCAATCGCCTCGTCCGAGAACGGCACGCAAATGGGCTGCTTGAGCGCATGGTTGGCCTCGTTAATGTCTCGGCAGAGGCGATTGTTCTCGCCCATTACCTCCCTATATGTGTCGCGCAGATCGCTGACAATCTTCTTTACAGCCTTCACGCTCTCCATGCTTCCAAAAATCTGGTATCCACTAATGGAGTCCGTATAGGAATCAATGCGCACCGATTCCAATTCGGCAATCTTGTCGCACAGTTCGCCATTCACCTTCGCAAGACGCTCGGCTTCGAGGCTGGCAGATTTCCATTCGCCATACAGCGCACTGTGCTCATTGCGCAATTCGCCTATCGGAGTGCGATTGCAAATTTCCATTGTCCATGCTCTGTGATTCATCTCTGCTCTCCTGTCATTTTGTTACCCTGAATTCATATTCTGGGTATCGGTTGAGAAACAACTTCCGCTTGATTTTGAACTCCGCGGTTTCTTTGCCCTTGAAGTCCTCGATGACCACAATGTCATCTTCGATGTATTTGAAGTCTGCTTTATACTTGATGGCCTGGATTCGCTTCCCGTCCCGCTCGAAGGCGTCCAGCAACACGAACTGTGGCTGCAATTCGAGGTCGCTAATCTCGCCTGCGCGTTCCAGCATCTTCAGTTCGCCGTAGCGTCTGGCCTCGCCCTTCGAGTGAAAAAGGATACCATCTACCTCGGTCCGAACCGCGTTGTACTTATTCATAGATTCAAATCTTTCTGGATTGTAGCGTGAGTTGTCGTCATTGTCAAGACTTTTATTTATTCCGCTGGATGACCTATAGGGCGTTTAAATTTTTACCCATGTCTAGTATCGACCAGTCGGTCGCTTTGCTTCCAGCGGTCAATTCTGTGCGGATTTGAGCCATTAGAACGGCGTATCGTCCTCCTCATAATCGTATTCAGGAAACGGATTGACCGTGGCGTCCACGGAACTATCGTAGGTTCGGCCTAATTCTCCGCTCAGAAAGTCGGCCAGCGAGATGATTCGCTGGGTCGGCTTGTCGAAGTAAAGCGTGCAGGGTCCAGTCTCAAAATCTCGGTTCTTGATGACGGCGCAGTTGACCACATTCCCAACAAGCTCTGCGGCTACAGAACTGTTTGCAACAGATTGCAATCCGCTGTCAAGTCGCTTGAGCATGACGATGACCGTATCGGCGTCATTCTCGATGTTGCCAGACTCCCGCATAAACGGCATACAGCGAGACGGGTCATCCGCAGCATCGGCCTCTCGCGCAAGTTGGCACAACAGAACGATGGGACAGTGAAGCTCTCCGGCCAGCAACTTGGCCTCTCGCGTGAAGTCACCAATCTGCTCGTAGCGATTTGCGTTTTTCTTTCCGCCATCGACGCTTGCCAACTGAAGGTAGTCGAGGATGATGAGCGGCATCTCTTCGTGCTGCGCAGCGAACCGCTTGGACTCTGCGCGGAACCTGTGGATGTCGAGCGACCCTGGGCAACTGATACACAGGTTCGACTTCGCAAAGTTGCCAACCGCATCGGCTATTCGCTTGCGCTGAAGATCCTCTGCAAAGTTTCCGGCGAGCGTTTTGAACGGAACGCCCTGGTCGATACTCATGAGTCGCTTCACGATGGATTCGTCGCCCATCTCCAGTGAGAAGAAAAGAACCGGATGCCCAGATCGTGCTGCGTTGATGGCGATGTTAGCCGCCAGGCCAGACTTGCCCACAGAAGGCCGTGCTCCAATGATATTAAGCGTATCGGGCCGCAAGCAGTCGAGCGTTTTATCGAGCGCCGGTATGCCCGTTCGGATGTGCGGTGTCGCGTTCGGGTTGTTGCGCTGCGCCTCCATCTTGGCAATGACCCGCGGAAGGATGTCGCTCACGCGATTGACCGTTGTGCTCACGCCAGTCTTCAGCAGGCCGCTCATCGCTGATACATGCTCTTCGATCTTGTGAGCACTCAGCGCGTCATTCTCGAAGAGGCGCTTGATTTCTTTTCCGTGCGCATACATCTTGCGGGCTATGTAGGCGACACGGACAAGTTCGGCGTATCGCACTCCGCTCGTGGAGATCGGAACAGAGTCATCGAGCATTGCAATCTGAGACGGGCTGTGGTTGCGGCACAGGTCGCTCAGCGTCACGTAGTCGATGGGCTTCCGCTCTCCCGAAAGCTGAACCATCGCGCCCCACACGTCCTTGTGGAGCGCGTCAGAGAAAACTTCCGGTGACGATCCAATAATTTGAACGATGTCCCCGAAGCACTCGTTGTCGATGACGATGGAGCCAAGAGTAGCTCGCTCGTTAAAATAAATTCGTTCCTGGTGTGTTTCGCGCATTGATAATCTCCTGAAGTTCGTCAAGCTGCTTTTTCTTCTGAAGGTCCATGGTCGGGTCGGCTACCGGTGGCGGCTCTGGCGCTCGCTGGAACTTGGCGGTCTTTTTCTGGTTGGGGCCAAACTCCCCCGACATGCAATTGTCAAACGTCTTCCGTCTTAAGAAGAAAGTTATTTCCTTGGCCTCTGCCCAGTCTAGCGCCGTGATAAGTTCGACGTACCGATCCAGCATACCAACGAAGTCGGCCTCCGACGCCCTGAGCTTGAGAAGATTCTTGGTGTCCTTGTTGCCAGGCATCTTGGGCTGAGGGATCCAGTCCGTCCGAATAGCCGTGGCCTTTGCCCATCCGTCAAGTACGGCTTGGCAGTTTGGGTCTGGTTTTGGTTTTTCTTTTTCGGGGACGGGCGGAGGCGAAGCCGACACTGCTCCAGAATTCGGCGTACAGGAATCAGGAATCAATAAACAATGAACAGCACGACTGGTTCCGTCTTCGTTCCGTCCTGGTTCCGTCTTTGTTCCGTCTTTTAAAAATACGACGTTCTCTTTTGTCGGTTTCGGATAGCTACTTGGTGTTGCGCGTTCGTTTTTGTGTGGGTTCTGGTGTTTCGTAAAATTGGGTATGTGGATAAATTTTGCCGATTCGTAAAAGACCACGAAGCCCCTGTCCTGAAGCTCCAAGAAACATGATTCCATGTCAATGTCGTCGTTGTACGGAAAAAGTTCGGCCTTGATCCGTTTTGCTCGGTACTCAGTCCGTCCTTCCCAGTCACACATGCTCCAGAGTCCAATATAGAGTAATCTGGCGTATGGCGAGCACTCAGCAAGATCCTCGTTTTTCCAGAATCCAGGCTTAATCCCACGCGCTCTCATGCCCCAATCTCCGCGCAAAATTTATCCCAATGATGATTTCCGTGCGCTGCGCTTTTAAGATCTTCGTAGCTTATGCCTGAACGAAGCATGTCGAGGATTTGCTGTATTGCATCTTTTGGCATCCACGATTTCTTGTACATAATATTCCTGATGTGCATCGCCTTTGCCAGTTCTGGATCCTTGATGCACGAACATATGCCGTCTAGCTTTTGGATCGTTTTACAAATTCCGTTCTCTGCTTCGTGTGAATACGTACTGCTTCCAGAGTCAATTGCCTTCAGAACCACAACCAAGCCATGCCTTTTGATTGCAAGTCGGATCTCTTTCGCATCATCTTTGCTTGGAACGTAACCAAATACCCTTTCTGTGTATTTGCAGGCTTCCGAAACCTCAGAATCAGCAATGTCTTTCATGCCTTCATGCCAACTCATGATCATTTCAATCTGTTCTCTCCGCTCCTGTAGTGAGTCAAGTTGGGCCTTTTGCCTAGAAACAACAGAGGCATCCGAAAGTTCACGGTCGCCCTTTCCTGAATTGCAAGCCAGACATGCGGTTATCAGGTTTGTTATTCGGTTTGTCCCACCCTTACTGACAGGCTTTATGTGGTCAACATGCAGTAATACCTCCGGTGCGCTCGCGCCACAATACTGGCATGAGAAGCTATCGCGCTTAAACACCTCAAAGCGAACCTTCTTTGATAATGACTTTCTTTTTGGCTTCTGCTTGGCGTCATCCATTTTGAGATCCTTCCCGCTCCACCATGGCCGCTGCCACATAGGCGTCGAGGTCGGCTGTGTCGTACCACGGACGGCCAGCGACGTTCATATATCGCACTAGGGGGCTTCCATTAATCCTGTGCTGTCGCAGGGTCCATGCGGATATTCCCATGTGCTCAGCGGCCTTACGCTCATTGATTTTCATGTGCCATTCTCCTTTGCAAGCAAAACTAACAAAACAAAACTAAGTGACGCAACAAATTTTACAAAAACACTGGAATTAATTTACCCCACCCACACCTTCGGGCGGACATGGATCTACAAACCCATGCCCGCCCGTAACACTAGATCAACGGGGCTACGTTGCCCTGTGGCTTGCTCTTTGTCGCCATGGCCGCTCGGTATGCCACCAACTCATTCAGCTTCGTCACAGCCCGCTGTAGGCCCTGCGCTGCGCTCTTCTCCGTGACCCACTGCCCAGTCTCGAACTGAATCTCGTCGGTCTTCTGATTTCGGATACAGGCCCGCCCCTTCACCTCGAAGGCGCGGTGGTAAACCTGAAAGCGCTTCAGGCACAGTTCGGCCACATAGCCATCGGGTGCTGGTATGGTTTTGACGATGGTTGTCGGCATGTGCTCACACCGGCAGTCCCATGCTTCGTCGCGCAATTCTTCCCAGATCTCGGCTGGGTCGTTATTCGTCGCCATGTTCTGATTCTCCTCTCAGGATTGCGTCCATCAACCTTTCGGGCCTCGCGATCTCTCTGGCCCGCATGAGCATGGCATAGTTCAGGCCCATGATAAATCCAAGACACGTCGATAGCGCCCATGACACAGCGAGCGCAATTGTAGTTCCAATGCTCATGTCTACCTCCACGGTTTCGGGTAAGTGATTACGGCTTGCTCCATCGGTCCCGGCAACCACGCCGGATCGAAAACCCATAGGACATTCTGCTTATCGTTGCCCCCTGGCTTGATGTTGTTCGCTTTCATGTACGCCAGCAGCTTCGGGTGCTGGACGAAGTTGATGCGCGGATTGACGAGGATGCACTCAGAGGCCAGCGACATGCCCGTCGCAAACCACTCAGTCGAATGGTCCATGTGGGTTAGCACGCAGGAAAGAATGCCGTTCTGACACGCCTCGCTGTGTGCCGCAATAAGCCACGGCTGCACGTCCTTGAAAGGTGGATTGCACCACGCAGGACCATTCTGCGCATTACACCATGGCGTATTGAGGCCATCCATATTCTCATCAATCCACTGTGCCGCCTTGTGGTTGTCCTCGCTGGCACATACGTCGATACCGAAAAATCCACGTCCACGCGGCACGAGAACCGTGTCGATCACCCAGTCCATGAACGTCCATGGCGTGGCGTACTGCTGTTTCAGATGCTTGATTTCAGCTTCAGTCATGGTGTCGCCTTAGTTCACATGTGTCACATCGGCCATTTCGATAGCCGGAGCAACCCATTTATTCATGTCTACAACAAACTTTCCCGATCCATCTGGCGTCAACCGTACAAATCCCCCAACAGTCCCATTTGCATCGCGAATGAGAAACACACCAACGCGACCCCTTAGCGGCTCAAGCGGAACCCAATTTAAATATGTGCCCATAATTTACTCCTTAAAACGGGATGTCATCTTCGGGCATCTGCTCATCACCCGAAGTGGCCTGCGGTTTCGGATCGGACTTCGGCTTGTCGCCCTTCTCATCCCAGTCCAGCGGCGTCACGGACTGAGCCTGGATTGCCAGCCTGCTTCGCTTCTGGCCCGAGGTCTTGTCTTCCCATGACTCCGACTTCAAGCGACCTTCGACCATAATGGGTCGGCCCTTTGCAAGATGCTGGCTGCAATACTCAGCCTGCTTGTCCCAGCACGTCACGTCGATGAAGCTCGTGTCCTC